CACATCAGATCCATCTGGCATTGAGTGTATTCAGATAACTCGTCATCGTAACTTTAATATTGGAAATGCATTCAAGTATCTTTGGAGAGCAGGACTTAAGGATGAAGCAAAGACTATACAGGATTTAGAGAAGGCAATTTTCTATATTAAAGATGAGATAAACAGATTAGAAGGCAAGCATGTCAACTGAAGATGATCTGGTTAAACATTTAGACCAAGTAAATCAAGTTGTAGAAGAATACCTAAAGGGTAATGACCCCACAGTAATTTCAAAACAACTTTCCATCCCAAGGCAAAGAGTTGTAACCCTTATCAATGAGTGGAAAGTTATGGCATCTGCTAATGATGCTATCCGTGCTCGTGCTAAAGAAGCACTTGCAGCAGCAGATACACACTACAGCAAGTTGGTATCTCGCACATACGAAGTTATTGATGAAGCATCTATGACTAATAACCTTAGTGCAAAGACTGCTGCCATCAAACTTGTTATGGACATTGAATCAAAGCGTATTGATATGCTTCAAAAGGCTGGTCTTCTTGAAAATAAAGAACTTGCTGAAGAGATGATGGAAATTGAAAAGCGTCAAGACATACTTGTTCTTATCTTAAAAGACATTGCATCTGAATATCCCCAGGTTCGTGATGAGATTATGCGTAGACTTTCTTCATTTGCAAAAGACAATGAGGTGATTACAGTTGTCCACGACATTCAATGATTTTTTTGAAGTTCTTAAGGATAACAGTTTTCAAGAAAATCCAGTCGATGCAAAGACATTTGTTGAAGGAGAAGCATACCTAGGTCAGCCTGGGCTATCTGATATTCAATATGACATTGTAGAAGCAATGAGTCAGATATATCGTAAAGAAGATCTTGTAGACCTTATGGGAGAAGAAGAAGGCACAAGATACTTTGAAAAATATACTAAGAACGAAATCATCCTGCAACTTGGCAAGGGATCTGGAAAAGACTTCGTATCTACAGTAGCATGTGCATATATCGTATATAAACTTTTATGCTTAAAAGACCCAGCCAAGTATTTTGGTAAGCCATCTGGAGATGCCATTGACCTAATTAATGTGGCTATCAACGCACAGCAGGCTAAGAATGTTTTCTTTAAAGGTTTTAAATCAAAGATTGAAAGATCACCGTGGTTTGCTGGAAAGTATTATGCAAAAGCAGACTCAGTTGAGTTTGACAAGTCTATAACAGTCTACTCTGGCCACTCAGAAAGAGAATCACATGAGGGATTAAACCTTCTTCTTGCAGTGCTTGATGAGATCTCTGGATTTGCATCTGAAGTTGGAACTGGTAATGAACAAGGAAAGACTGCTGAGAATATCTATAAGGCTTTCCGTGGATCAGTAGACTCTCGTTTCCCAGACCTTGGAAAAGTTGTTTTACTTTCATTCCCAAGATACCCAGGAGACTACATCTCAGAAAAGTATGATGCGGTTGTGGCAGAAAAAGAAGTAGTTGAAAGAACCCACGAGTTTATTATTAATCCATTGCTACCAGATACAGACCCAAACAATAAGTTTGAAATTTCGTGGGATGAAGATCATATTATTTCATACAAATATCCAGGAGTATTTGCATTAAAAAGACCCACATGGGAAGTAAATCCAACAAGACAGATTGATGACTTTAAGATTGCTTTTATGACTGACCTTGGAGATGCAATGATGCGCTTTACATGCGTACCAACATTTGCTTCTGATGCATTCTTTAAGCAGCACGAAAAGGTCAGAGCCTGTATGACACTTAGAAACCCTGTAGATAACTTTAGAAGGTTTGACGAATCATTTAAACCAGATCCAACCAAGAAGTATTATGTACACGCTGACCTTGCCCAGAAGCACGATAAGTGTGCAGTTGCTATTGCACATGTAGAAAAATGGGTAAGCATCCAGGTAATTAATAATTACGAACAAGTAGCACCAATTGTAGTAGTAGATGCAGTAGCATGGTGGGAACCAAAGATCGAAGGTCCTGTAAATCTATCTGAAGTTAAGCAGTGGATCCAAAACCTCAGAAGACTTGGTTTTGATATTGGTATGGTTTCCTTTGATCGTTGGCAGTCATTTGATATTCAAAATGAACTAAAGCAGGTTGGAATGAATACTGATACTGTTTCTGTTGCTAAAAAGCACTATGAAGATATGGCAATGCTTGTGTATGAGGAAAGACTTGCTATGCCAGCAATTGATTTATTGTTTGATGAACTAACACAGTTAAAGATTATGAAAAATGATAGAGTTGACCACCCACGCAAAAAGTCAAAAGACTTGGCTGATGCCGTATGTGGTGCAATTTTTGGAGCAATATCACATACTCCAAAAAATATGGACACTGAAGTAGAGGTTCACACCTTTAGAGACAGACCAAAGACTCCAGAAGAGCAATTTGACCTGGAAAGTCGCAATGTGATACAATATAAACCTAGCCAAATAGAAGAGATAAAAGACTATTTGGACAGACTAAAAACACTATAAAAAGAAAAGGAATAAATTAAATGAACTCATTTAAGAAAATCGCACTAGCCATGGTTGCAGCCATGACTTTGGGCACAATGGTAGCAACACCTGCAAGTGCTGCTGTAATGACAGTCGCTGTAGATCTTGCTGGAACGGCTAACACAACCGCTTCATCAATCTCAACGCCTGCTTCATTGCCAGTCCCTGCAGACAACTCAGTTGACGCTGCTGACGCACTTAAGTTCGTCGCAACAGTTGACACAGGAACAACTGTTTCTGTAGTAGCAACAAACGCAACAATCGTGTCTGCACTACACACATCTGCTGCACCAGTAGGAGCATCTTCAGGTTCTTCAACCTTGACAATTGCAACTGGTACAGGAACAACTGCAACATTCTGGGTCTATACAAAGACTACAGCGATTGGTACAGTAACTGTTACTAATCAAGGAACAACTTTCACATACTATGTTCAGGGTACTGCTGGTAAGATTAATAACCTTACACTTTCAGCACCTGCAACTGGTGCTGCTGGAACAAAGCAGGACATTACAGTAACTGCAACAGATGCATTTGGTAACAAGGTATCTGGCAAGTCAATTACTGCAACAGTATTTGCTGCAACAGCAGTACTAGATACAGCAACAGCAACCACTGGCGCTACACTATCAGATTTTGGAGTTGCTACATTTAAGGCAACACTTCCAACAACTGGTACACGCTCACTTATTACATTTGCTCCAACAACATCTTCAGATGCTGTGGCTGCTGCTGTAACAGGTTTGACTGCTCCAACACTTGCACCATTCGCAGAGATTACGGTTCGTGATCTAGCATCAGAACTTTCTGCACAGGTTGCAGCAAAGGATGCAGCACTTGCTGCAAAGGCTGCTTCAGATGCTGCACTAGTCAGAGCAACTGCAGAACATGTCGCTCTAATTGCTGCTGAAAAGGCTGCTTCTGCTAAGGCACTTGCCGATGCAAAGGTTGCTTCAGATAAGGCTCTTGCTGATGCAAAGGCTGCTTCTGACAAGGTTATCCTTGATAAGGATGCACAGATTGCTAAGTTAAATGCAGACAATGCTGCAGCACTTAAGGCACTTAAGGCATCATTTAATTCACTTGCTAAGAAGTGGAATGCAAAAAATCCAAAGGCTAAGGTTACTTTAGTCAAGTAGTTTGAGTCCTGGTGGGCGAAAGCCCACCAGGGTTTACTATGAAATCAATTTATTTTAATCATATACCAAGAACTGGTGGCACTACCATTGCTAGAATGTTACAAAATTCTGGGCTAAATAAGTGTGATTTAAATATTCTTAGTCCGCAAGAATCTATTGCTAAAAACAAAGAATTTAACAAGACCACTATCTCTCAAAGTGAATTAATTATGGGTCACTATGGAGTTGCTCCTTCAATACTTAATTCAGATATTGACACAATCACTATATTAAGAAATCCAGTAAATCAGGTAGTTAGTATGTTTTCCAAATTAAATTATGAAAGCAAAGAGTCAAAAAGCAAAGCACTGGTTCTTGATATATTTAGATCAAGCAAATTTAAAAATGATCTGCCGAGCCTTTTTATAGAATGGCTTTATGATGAAAGGTCAGTAGATTACACCAATAATGGACAAATACATAACCTAATAAATACAAGGTATCCATATCTGTATGATCCCAAAACAGGAGAGGATGCAGATAAAGAAACACAAATCCCCGTAACGATTAAGAATGCTAAAGAAAAAATAGACTCTCTTTTGTTTTTAGGAACTACAGAAAATATTTATAGTAGTTATATTCAAATATTGGATATTGTAAATACCAGGTTTAATGTTAGCCTAAAACAACTTAGTAGGCCAGGAATCTATAACAGCCTAAAGGAAACAGATCAAGTACTAAAAACATTAAAAAACTCAGAGATAGAATATATCCTAGAAAAAAGCAGTATAGACAATTACTATTGGGAGCAGGCTCTTTAAATAAATACTGGCACTATTTTTTTGTGCAATAAAATGGTATAATCATCCTATCAGACATGTCGTCTGTAAGGGGGAAAGGGAATTAAACGACTACTAAGAATAGTAACAGCCACAGTTTTAGCCTTTGGCTGGCTACTTATAGCCCCCCAGGAAGCCCACTCTGATGATCCACTCACAGTAGCATACCAAGAAATACAGGAACTTAACGATAGCGTAGATGACCTTGGCTATCAAGATGATTTTATAGATCTTATAGAGATAGCAGAAAATAAGTTTGCCTCAGCCACAAATGCGAAGGAACTTAAAGATGATGCCTATGATGCCCATGAAGATGCAGTAGAGGCAGAGGCCACAGCCTTAGAAGCAAAGAACCTTGCCCAATCAAATGTGGATGGTCAGACAGCGACAGTAGCCTTGGCCCTTGAACATAAAGACAACGCTCTTGAAGAAAGAAACGATGCACAGGATGCTCTCAGCATAGCCAACATAAATGTTCAAACCACCCAATCAAATATTCAGAGTGCTGGGGGACAGGGTTTGGCATATACGGTTTATCATTTAACTAGAACATTTCCTGGCATAGCAACTCCAAGTGGAGTTATCTGTTCTGGTACATGGAATTCAAATTCTATGCAACTGCCAGTTTGCGGTAATAGATATGAAAACTTTGTAGTTAAATTTACTGGGAGAATTACTGTTCCAGATCACTGGACACAAACATATTTTGCAGGATCCACAGACGATGGTTTTAGAATGTATGTTGATGGACAACTTGCTGTCAATAACTGGGTGGAACAGGGTGTTACCTGGAGTGATTACTCGCCAGTGTATGATGTTAGTGAAGACAAGACTTTAGATGTAGAAATTTGGTGGTATAACGGAGGAGGCCCAGGCTCTTACCATCTTGGATGGGCAATTCCTGGAGGTTGGACTGGAGCAGGTTGTGATTATACTGGTGGATGGGGAGTAGGTTTTAGTTGTAACCTTGGAACATTCTCTTCTGGACCAGGACCAACTCAATCACAGTTAAATGCATATGATGAAGCACTTGCAGCAAGGGCTACAGCACAAACAAATTATAATAATAAGTTAGCAGTTTACAATGACAAACTAAGCGTATACAACTCTGAGAATGCAACACTGTCATCAATGAATCAGGTTTTGCAAACCAAAACACAGGAACATCTTGATGCAGTTGCAGATACAGAAGATGCTTTAGAGTTGAAGAATAGCAGAATAGAAATATACAATCAGTCAATCGTTGACTTAAATAATTCTATTAATGATGCATGGGAATATTACTACGAGCAAGCACAAAGAGAACTTAATGCTGCTATTGCTCAAGCAGCAGCAAATGCTGCAGCCAATCAGCCTACCCCAGAACCCACACCAGAACCTTCTCCAGAACCAACTGAAGAGCCAACAGATGAACCAAGCCCAGAGCCATCCCCAGACCCAACAGATGAACCAACTGAAGAACCAACTGAAGAACCTACACCAGATCCTTCTCCAGAGCCTACAGGAGACCCTACAGATGAGCCTACACCTGAACCTACCCC